GGCGGATCCACCCGGACTATTTGCCTGAGCTTATCCGGTTATGCGGAAAGGTGGAAGCCTCGAACGCTTCGGAACTGGCAATAACCCAACTCACCGAAGCAAGGCGGGAACGATACGCGAGAATACAAGCAGAGAAACGGGCGATGGCATGAAACCAGCATCCTGTAAAGCGAAAGGAAGAGCACTTCAGAACCTGGTATCAGACATCATCCGGAACCTGTTCAACCTGTCCAAACATGACGTAAAACCGGCAGTAATGGGAGAGTCAGGTATGGATATCAAACTATCAGAAAAGGCCAGACATATCTTTCCTTTTGCGATCGAGTGCAAAAACACCGAGAAAATAAACGTATATGAATTCTGGCATCAGGCAACCGGGAACGCAATAAAAGAATCATTATTGCCTATGCTCATCCTGAAAAAGAACCGAGAACAACCGCTGATGGTAATTGATGCAGAATACGGGCTTATGATGATATCAGAACTCGCACACCGAAAAGGACTTCTGAAGGACGAATAACAATGGAAACCTGGCAAGTTATAGCAAACATCAGGCTAGAAGGCAGAATTAACACGCAATTCAGAGAAACGGCAATAAATGAAGCCGAATCAATCATCAACGGGAATCTGAAAGATATTCACTGGCTTAACAACGTAGAACGATTAATAACAGCAACCAGGAGGATATACCCATGATCGGGGAATGGCGGATCACGAGTTCCACCCGGAAGGCCCACCTGTACTTACCAGGTTCTGATACTGCTGTGTGTGGAAAGGGGCATTTAAGCCCTGGGCAACCATCGCTAAAATTACCCGACAATACGAAAGATAAGTGCAAATTCTGCCGGGCTTTTGAGAAACGCTTAATCACCTATCCAGAGGGGAATATATCCTATGGACTCGTTAAAGCCTAGATGCATGTATAGGAAACGACTCAGAGACGGGTATGTCTGTTCTGAACAGGTCCACCGCCGGTCATGCCCATACCCACATATCCCATGCGACTGCCGGAAATAATACTTTTTTCTCTTTTTTCTCTTTTTTCTGTTTTCAGCCACTTTAAGCAAATTCGCGGCAATATGGTGTTATGTCAGATGGTAGTCTGCTTGATACAAATTATTCCGACAAGGAATTACAGGCAGCAAACACCGCACGGAAAAAACAGGCTGAAAAACTACATACCAGAGCCTGGAACTTTATCAAAAAAGTCTGTCCGTTTCAACGATGAAATATATTATCATTGCAGTATTGGCTGTATTCTTTTGTCTCATACTATGCTCATTCCCGTCATCTGCTGTGATATCATCATCCGCATATTCAAACGGCGGATCAATTATTCTCAACTCGGAAGAATGCTATGAAACCAGCAACGATCTAATGCGGTTCGGAACTTCCAACGACTCATACCTGTATAATGGCAAGTCTCAGACCATCGTCAGCTTAGGAAGAACCGGGGTTCAGAAAACAGATACCACCAGGGTTGAAACTCTCGGAATGCTGAACGCATTCGATACCGTCGGTATGTTCGCAACCCAGACAAACTCCCCGGAAACACCATGCGATGAAAACAACTTCCTGATCAACGGAACCGACAGCAGCCGATACCCCGAGACACAAACCGCTGAAGGGATGTGGGGGCTTATGGGTTCAGGACCTGGAACTACTTATGAGAGCGAGATCGTCACAAACGGTAAAACCGTTGGGGCATCGGTTCAGGGCACAACCCCGCAGGGATACCTATACGAAGATGCATACGGGGCATTATACGCAGGCCTGAACAAGTCTGAAACAATCCTGCAATACAGTTATTACCGGCACGATCACGGGCTGCTATCCAGCGATGAGAACAAGAGCCTAGACGCCGGGTATGACTGGCTTTGGGATACGTCAGCCGAAGAGATAGTAAACGATACGCCAGCCAATGAGACGGGAAATGAAACCGTTGAGGGGGCTAACTCATGATAGAAATTGAACCAATTTTAACCGCAGCCATCGGTTCCGCCGGTGTCGCTTTTTACTGGTATCTGAACCAGACAGCAGATCCAACAAAACAGACTGAACGCTTTCTGCCGGAAAAGATCGCACCGACTATTATTGTAGGTATTATCATTGGCATCATGTCAGTTGTCGCCGGATGGGAACCGCTGACAGAAGCCAATGTAGCTACCCAGATGATAACATACGGGCTTCTTACTTCGGCAGTAGAAACCGGTCTGAAAACGATCTACCGGTGGACTAGTAACCTGAACATACAGACGGGGTAAACCATGGAAGTACCTATCAGAATTGTAGGAATAGCAATAACCGAACAGGAAGCAGCGTTACGGCCACAGCCAGGAATTACAACTGATATCCAGTCTCTTGTATCACTCACGGCAGGTAAGATCCATGTTGGTATTGAAGTTCTTAAAAACCGATCGCCGTTCGCCCTTCAACTCGTTTTCGACGGAAAACAAGTCGAGATCAAGAACAACAAAAAAGGAATGGGCAGCAACACAGAAAAAACCGAAGGGCGGTATGAGTCGTATTCGGTTGATCTGCCCATGCGGTTAGTAACCGTAGGCGAACACACGATCGAATTTATCATCGGCTGGTATGAGAACAAAGAGTTCTTGGCAGTTACCCGATCCGACGTGTTCACATTATCAATACCTTCTGAAACACCTGTGATTAACCCCAAGGTGGCACCTGAAGATGAAGATTAACTCTCATTTTTGTATTGACCAGGTTCAGATCCTGGATGAGAGTATTCCCGGTATGCTACCCATTCCCCGCACTACCATACAAGACAACAACATACTATTCCATCCATTGTTTTCCATCCAGCATACCGGCACTCTGAAAGGTTCATCAGCGTACGGGGTTCGATTCCCCGGCAGGGTGTAAACAACAATGGCAGACATACCCGAAAAGATCACGGTAATAACTGAACAGAACATGGCTATCTGTCTTACCGGTATACAGAAAGACGTGCAGTACATCAAGGAAAAACTTGATAACGCAGTCGTTGACCATGAAACCAGGATCCGAACCCTGGAACAGACAACCGAAGACTGCAAACAACTCGATCAGTTTTCAGGCATTCAAAACACTTTGAACGATCACGAAGTCAGGATCAACAGCCTGGAAGATACCAACCAGCGGCGAGAAGGACAGCAGCAGGCGTTCATGAGCACCAGGGAAATGATAGGCTGGGGGCTTACCACGTTCCTGGCTATCGTTGCAGTATACCAGTTCATATCAGGACAGTAGTATGAGAGTCACCCTTCAGTTTGTATCCGGTCATCCGGCAGATCTTACCGCATACCTGGAAGGTAAAACGGGCGAGATCGTCGAGATGTTCTCTGATCAGTGTCTGGTCAGGGTCGAACTCGAAGGACATACCACGCGGAACCCGTCAACAGTTCTGCTTTTGACGGAATGGAAGAACATCGAAGTGATTTCAGGATGACAGCGGTAATCATGGAAGTGGACGAATTTTCAGAATATACTATGCTTATCGCTCTCTGGTCAGCCGGTGCCGGTGCCTGTCTCGGTGCAGTCCTGTTTATGATCATTTTCATTCTGATATCTATGGCGGGATAACCATGTCGAATATTGTTGAATACGGATTATACATCTTCTGGGGAATATTCCTGGCGTTGTTTATCTGGAACTGTGTATGGGGGATGTAACGATGCAGATCGAAGAAGTAAGGATAGATGAGATAAGCAACCATCCGACAAATCCAAAGATTCACCCGGAGAACCAGATCCGGCTTCTGCAAAAGTCGATCAAGAAATTCGGATACACAAACCCGGTGATCCTATCAGCCGATGGAACGATACTGGCAGGTCACGCCAGGGTAAAGGCTGCTATCGCAATGGGGCAGGATACGATACCTGCCATCCGCACGAAACTCACCGGGAAAGAAGCTGATGCTTACCTCGTTGCAGATAACCGACTGACAGAGATCGCACAATATAACCGCGATGTATTGGCCGAACTGCTTTCAGACCTGCCAAAAGACTTAGTCGACTTAACCGGGTTTGATTCGGTGCAGGTAGACGCATTACTCGCAGGGGAAGATATACCGGATATTGACCGGTTCATATCAGACAGTCAGCCGGAAGAGCCACGGGAAGAAGTAGACGCAGAACCGCAGATCGATAGAGCAGCGGAACTTAACAAAACCTGGAAGGTTAAGCCGGGTGATATGTGGCAATGTGGGGATCATCGGTTAATATGTGGTGATTGCACCGATCCGGCAGTAGTAGAGAAACTAATGCAGGGAGAGAAAGCGGAGATCTGTTTCACAAGCCCGCCGTATTCCGATATGAGAGAATACAAATCTGATGAAGCCTCAAACCTGGAAAAACTTATCAGATTCATTCCGGCAATAAAACCCTATTCTAATTATTGTTTAATAAATCTCGGGTTAAAAATCAAAGACAGGGAGATTGTTCAATACTGGAATGAGTATATCACAGAAGCAAAGAAAGCCGGATATTTATTTTTAAGTTGGTGCGTATGGGACAAGATGGTATCAGGAGGGGTATCAAATCAGTCTGCAATGTTCTCTATAGAACATGAATGGATCTTTGTATTTGGGAACGAGTTTAAGAAATTAAATAGGACTGTTGAAAACTCTCCGGATACTGCAAAAAGAAGGAAATCAGATAGGAAGGATTCATCAGGGAGATCTATCAGAGGAGTTAGGGGAGCAGATGGAAATATAAGATATTCTCCCAGGGGGAAAGATTTCGATTTCAAAAATCTGCCATCTGTTGTACAAGTATCTCCATATTTAGCACGCAATGATGAAACAATAGGAGCTCATCCCGCTGTTATGTCTGTAGAGTTGCCAGAAGTATATATTAATGCAATGACCGATCCGGAACAATATGTATTAGAGCCCTTCACAGGTTCCGGCACAACCATGATAGCCTGTGAGAACACCGGGAGGAAGTGCAGAGGAATAGAAATATCCCCTGATTACGTCAGTGTTTGCCTTCAGAGATTTTTAGATGCTACTGGAAAAATGCCTGTCCTTCTTGGAGGAATTTAAGATGCCTCTGTCGTTCCCATTGTTTGACAGTTCCACAAGAACGGCAATAATATCCTTTCCCCGATATAGGTTTCCCGCATTCAATACAGTTTTTAGGAAACTTGCTGGGAGAACTTATCTTTTTCCCATGAATTTTTTCATGACAAGGTATACAGACGGTAATACCGTTATTAATATCAAGTCTCAATTCGGGATTATCCGCAAACGGTTTGACATGATGTGCTTGCAGAAGGTTTCCCTTATACCCACACATCTGGCAAGTAAAATTATCCCTACGATAAACAGACTTTCTCCATGCAGTAAGTTTAGACCCAAGAATCCCACGTGCATTAACAAGACTTGTCCCTCCTTTCCAATGACACGATTTATCTCCAATATAGTGTTTAGATCGGTATTGGTCTGCACACGATTTAGAACAGAATTTAGCAATTCTATCAAACGTGGTAAATTCTGTATTACACCAAAGGCAGGTTTTAATATCTGGGGGGTTTCGGCGAGACCAGCATTCTCTAGAACAATATTTGGCATTTGGTCGATATGCTCTTCCTTCAAATTCCTTGCCGCATATTTCACAGACGTGTTTAATACGGGTTCTCCTATGTTTACTTCGAATCTTGTTAAAACACTCCATAGAACAACATTTCGTCTTATTAGAGAGGGGATGAAACGTTTTTCCGCAAACGGAGCAAACAATGTCTGGAAGTTTCCTAATATTCAAGTTGTGCCCCTTCAGAAACCGAGCATTGGATTTAATTTCCCCCCCGCATCCACATTCACAGAGTTTCATACATATATTTTGGATTTACAACAGTTTATAGATAACTATTGCGCAGTCGTATTAGAAAGGTTCAAAGACGCAACAGGGAAAGAACCGGTGAGGATCAATGCCAGTACCTAAAAAACATCCTGGTGGAAGGCCGCCAGTAGAGATCGACTATGCAGCATGCGAAAAACTCGCCAGAATAATGTGTACTCAGTCAGAGATCGCTGAAGTCCTGGGGGTTTCTCTCGCGACGTTGGAACACGATAAAGAGTTTTTACGGATTCATAGAAAAGGAATTGAAGCAGGTAAGGCATCCCTGAGACGGATGCAATGGAAGTCAGCAGAAGACGGTAATGTAACGTCACAGATCTGGTTAGGTAAGCAATACCTGGGGCAGCGGGATAAGCAGGACACCGAGATCACAGGCAAAGACGGCGGGCCTGTCCGCATCGTATCAGCAGCTGAACTCACAGACGACGAACTCGCCAGGATAGCAGCAGGGAAGGAATGAGCGAAGCAGTCAGCCCGGTAAACTCACAACAGGCAGCGTATGAACTGCTTACCCGCCGGGCTGCACGTTCCAACCTACTCGACTTTACAAAACACACATTCCCTGCATACGTTGTAAACTGGCATCATCAGGTGTTGTGTGAAACCCTGGACCGGTTCGTATCAGGCGAAATAAAACGGCTGATGGTATTCCTGCCACCGAGAAACGGAAAAAGCGAATTAGTAAGCAGACGGCTTCCTGCTTACATATTCGGCCAATATCCGGACAAGTCTATCATATCCTGTTCGTATTCTGCCGATCTTGCCGCCAGGATGAACCGGGACGTTCAGAGAATAATAGACTCGCCGCAATACCGATCACTCTTTCCAGAAGTCACCCTGAACGGAAAGAACACAAGAACTATGGCTGACGGTTCATACCTTCGGAACTCTGACTTATTCGAGATAGTCAATCACCGGGGGGTTTATCGTTCTGCTGGCGTAGGGGGCGGCATAACTGGAATGGGAATGGATATAGGCATAATTGATGATCCGATCAAAAACATCGAAGAAGCCCTTTCCCAGACATACCGCGAGAAAGTAAAGGAGTGGTATACGTCAACATTCTATACCCGGCTCGAGAAGGACGCCCAGATACTGATCACGCTCACCCGCTGGCATGAAGACGATCTTGCAGGCTGGTTGTTAGACATGGTAAAACAAGGCGGGGAAGACTGGTATCTGATATCATTCCCTGCCATCGCCGAAGAACCATTACCGGACTATGATCCACGTCTGCCCGGCGATCCACTCTGGCCGGATAAGTATTCGCTCGAGAGACTACAGGCAATTAAGTCAGTCGTCGGATCGTATCAGTGGCAGTCGTTATATCAGCAACGGCCAACCAGCCAGGAAGGCGGGCTTTTTAAAAGAACCTGGTGGAAGTTTTACAAACAAGCCCCAAGGTGTGAAGAAGTAATTCAGTCATGGGATTGTGCTTTCAAAGATTCTTCGTCTTCTGATTATGTAGTTGGTCAGGTATGGGGTAGACTCGGGGCTGACAAGTATCTGCTGGATCAGATCCGGGCACGGTTGGACCTGCCTGCAACCATTCAGGCAATTAAGACTCTATCCGCAAAATGGTCAATGTCATATGCAAAACTCATTGAAGACAAGGCAAACGGCCCGGCAGTTATCCAGAGCTTAAAGTCTGAAATACCTGGGTTGATACCGGTTGAACCGGAAGGCGGAAAGGTCGTCCGTGCTCATGCCACTTCGCCAGACGTGCAGGCCGGGAATGTATATCTTCCGGATCCAACCATTGCACCCTGGATCCATGACTATATTGAAGAATTTGCATCATTCCCACGCGGGAAAAACGATGATCAGGTGGACGGAACCACGCAGGCGATCATCTGGTTTAACAGCCATGCAAAGAGTTCAGACGAACCGCTTTTGGAAGAAGCACTCGGATACGAAGCAGACATACCGGACTTTGGATACGAAGGAGAGATACCAGGACTATGAGAGCAACAGTAGGAAAACTTGGGCAGATAAAAAATAAGGCGACAGCAGAGACGAAAGAAGAAGGAACGCTGTATATCGACTCATACGGAAAGTGGTATGCAGCACCGAAGATCGATGCCAGCAAGATCACCAAGTATCTGGAAAATGTGTATCTGAAAGGGGCGTTGGACAAGATCCAGCGGATCCTGTTCGGCGAACGGCTTATCATCGAAGCGTATAACCAGGACAGCGAACCGGATCCGGATCTGTCTGCAAAATTACAAACAATGGTAGAACTGCCCGATGTCAGGCTATGGTACAACATTCAGCGGGTATGGAGAGATACTGCCGAATGGGGTCCGGGGCTACTTAACCCGGTGTGGGGGTATGACGGATCAGAATACCGGTTGCAAAAACTTCGCCGGCTTCCGCCTGAGTCATTTGCAACTGCCGGGAACACATCGTCCAACATCAGAAACGAACTCTTACCAGGTATTGTCCTGAACACATCAACCGAAGAGATCGAGTTTTACCAGAAGCAAGGGTATGGAAACTCAACCAAACTTGAAAACGTCTTTCTCGTGACAGATCCGCTGTCAGGCAAGATCGGCGGGGTTCCGCTCATCCTGCCGATCATCCCGGTTATCAGTATGCTAGACTTTGCATGGCAGGCCAGGATGTCAATGGTAAACCGGACCGGTGCAGGCGGGCTGTTTACGATCAAAGTCACCAACCCACGCGGCGATGACAAGGCGTATGCACAGCGGATAATAAAAAACATCAGCAAGAACACAGCGTTCCAGTTACGTGAAAACATGGAATTCATCAACCTTGGAACCGCCGAAACATCATCCGCTGCCGATACCATAGACGCCCTGTCGAACCTGATCCTGGATCATTTCTCACCTTCAAGCAGTATCAGCAAATCAGGAACGCTCATCAGCGGGTCATCTACTGCCGAGTGGGAAATGTATCAGGCGTATATCAAGGGCACTCACGCCTGGATAACAGAAGCCTTCGAGCAGTTGCTTCAACCATATTTGCGGGTAAACGCATATTCTGACTATACTATTCAAATAACCATTCCTGCCCCGACACTGGATCGATCGGAATTCTTGCTGAAAGCCCTGGACTCTGCCCAGGCAAACCGAAGAGTCACAACCATCGAAGCCCGGAAGATCTATACCGATCTTGGGTTGCCCTTACCTGAACTGTCTGACGAAGAACTGGCAGCACTTGACGGGCAACAGTCAGAAGAGCAGATGCTTCAGAAAGCTAAGCTGGTAGTTGATGCTATTTCAGCGAATGAGATGGACCCGGAACACCTGATCAGCGAAGACGACGCAAAGGCGATACTGAACAAAGCCCTGAGGAATAATGGGAACTAAAACCCGCAAAGATCCAGCCCAATCACTCTGGATAGAAGACAAATACAACAAGGATCTGCAAACAGCCATGAAAACGTATTCTGATGGAATGATAGAACTCATGGTAAAACACGCTGACAACCTTGAACTATTACGTGAGAAGTTGGACGAATACAAGTCTGAAGCAATTGAAACCGTCTTTCGCCCACTTGCGAAAAAATACGTGACATTGTCAGCACAGCAGGGTGGGAAGTTCGCAAAACTACAGTTAAAACATGCCAAAACCTAAAAAGAGCAACCCGGTAAAAGTCCCTGTCGATCCGAACGCTCTTGACGCTCTTATTGAACGAAACTTATCATACTTTGAAGGAATTGCAGACGATACCAAAAAGCAGATGATGTCTATCCTGACTGACGGGCTGACGAAAGGGACCGATCTTTGGACGGTTCGCGATCAACTTGTTGAACTAGGATACGACAAGAACCGGGCCGAAATGATAGCCAGGACTGAAAGTATGTATGCCCTGAATGAAGGGGCGAAAGCCAGTTATCGCGAGTCTGATATTGAATACGTCAAATGGCTTTCGAGTTACGATGACCGGACATGCACAGCAGATAATGGGCCAGAAATAGAATTGCCAGACGGCTCTGTTGTGTATGGCTGTGAAGCCATGGACGGCAAGATATTCAGGATCGATGAATGCCCGCCATGCCCCGTACACCCGCAATGCCGCTGTTCTTTAGCCCCAAACCGTGGCCCGGAGGATTACTAACATGGCATCAGGCCAGCCGTTCAGCGATCGCGAGAAAGAGTTTATCCGGTTGCATGTTGGTCAGATGAGTTACGGCATGATCGCCCAAGAACTTGGGAAACTGTATCCTGAAGACAATTCCGGGTATCGCTCATTCAGATCGGTTCAGACTTTCGCATACCGCGAACGGATCCAGAAAGATCAGTTAGTTACGATCCGGGTTCCGGCGTATATCATCAGCCAGGCAAAACGGGCAGGGAAGAACCTGGGCGATATTGAACGGGTAGCAAAGACGGCGATCGAAGATAGTTTCACTGGGTAATTCTTTTTTTTGTTTCTACTAATTTTACACATTTTGACACAGTTTAGTATCGGGCCTAATTAAGATCCACTATATTATGTTCAATAACATAGCAGGTAGCATTATGTTATTGTAAATAACATAGTTAAGATATGTTCGTCTCTGCCGAATTAATGAAAGAGATGCACGGTAAGCAATATCATTTTTATAAATTGGATATTTGTGGAGAGGTTGATTATTTTAACCGCGAGGAAATGAAACAGATTCGGGATGAAATTGATCGTGTCATAGGTGCGGAATAATGCCAACCTTTCACGAAGTTGACGGAATACGATACCGGCAAACCACAGTATTAATCCGTGAGGATTTGCACACGATAGCCAAGGATCAGAAATGGAATATTTCAGCCGTCCTTAATCGGGCGCTGGAAGAGAAGCGGGGGAAGAAATGAAAACGAAAAAAGAGATAAAAGCCAAAATAAAACTAATTAAATTTGCTTTATTACATGGTAACATTCAAAAGAAGTCCGATATTCTGGTATTGCGGGGGCAGTTATCCGTTTTAGAATGGGTACTTCGCGAGGATGCAGAATGATTCCACCGGTTGAAGAAAGATCAAAACGCATGTGTTCGTTTGGATTTGGTAAAGATGCGGTCGATTGTGTATTTAAGAGGGATTGGGGATGCATAGTTAATCCAAATCGAGAAGATGAATATGCGACGTTTTATTTTGCCATACTGAAAGGTGATCACGAATTAACCCCCTGTAAGTATAATCTAACTGATGATGAACTAAAGAAACTCATCAACTCCGGGGTGATATCATGAAACACATTGTCATTACTTCCTGTGAGTCGTGCCCATATTGTCAGGTGACAGGGATAATTGTTTCAAATGTAAAAGGAAGCACACATGTAACAAAAAACCAGTATGGCTGTTATTATTACAACACTGATCAGATCAGTGAACCGTGCAATTTTAAAAAGATAGAAGAACCGTTATCCATTGCTTCGTTCTGTCAGTTGGATGATGTATGATCCCCCCAACCAGCACCCGGAAAACCAGGCTCTGTATTGACTGCCTGTTCTGGAACTTTGACGGGTACTGTTGGATCGGTATGGACGAGATAAACCGACCGGTGGAAGGGTGCGACAAACTGATGGTTGGCGTGTGCGACGAAGTTCTCGCGGTGTTCCCGTGCGAATATCATATCCTACCGGACGAAGTGCGAGAACTGATAAACCGTTTTTTGCTTGACGATAAATAAGCTGGATACATATTAACCTGCATGGGCACATCTGCCGTTTTTGGAACGGCTGTATTCGGCCAGGCTGTATTCGGCAATAGTGGGGGCACAAGTGGCTCATGTATTTGTTCACCTCACATAACGCTGTCTGATTATATTTCAACGCTCGAAACAGTTACTGATACAAAAATACTAGGTAATTTTACGTTTCGTGAACGAGGAACCAGGATGAATAAACTCATATCAATTCGGAAGGCTTGAGCATGGCATGGGACGACGAAAAAACAGACGACGAAGACATACTGTATGCATCAGACTACAATACAATTGTCTCGCAGATAAAAGGCCGGATATTGCACTCACTGGCAACTGCTGAAAATGATATGCTCGTTGCTTCAGGTGCAGGGGCATTTGTTAAGAAAACCCTGGCTGAAGTAAAAACAATACTTGGTCTTGGTTCGGCTGCATACCTGGCAGTCGGCACAACTGCCGGAACCGTGGCAGCCGGTGACGATTCCCGTTTTGGATCTGGCGGTTCGGGCATCACCTGGAACGAAGTCACCGGAACATCACAGGCGGCAGCGGTTGACAACGGATACATCTGCAACAATTCAGCTCTCGTTACCGTTACTCTCCCGTCAACGTGTGCAGTTGGCAAAATAATATCAATAGCCGGAAAAGGAGCCGGGCTTTGGAAGATCGCACAGAACGCAAGTCAGATAGTATATTTTGGAGACCAGAACACCACAACCGGCACCGCTGGATATCTCGCCGCACAAAACAGGCGGGACTGCGTAGAACTCATCTGCATAACTGCCGACACCGAATTTCAGGTGAGATCAGTAATAGGTAACATTACGGTGGTCTAAATGGCAACACAAAACGCAATTTACAACGCTCGGATGAATGACATTCTACCGAACATCATAGGTATAGAGTGGGATTCGTCATCGGGTTCGCCGGACCTGAAACGAATAACAGCCGATGGAACAGCAATCCCTTCAGCGTACTTCAACAGAGAATCCTATTTCAATGCTCACCCGATTCACGGGAACATGCGACGATGCACGCTCACATCAGCAGGAGCAGCGACATTCGGGACGGATGCGAAAGGCACCGGACTTACTCTCACAGACGATTATGTGATGGTGAAGATCCCGAAAACCTATATCAAATTTGAGTATTCAAATCCGTATTGGCGGTGGTGGATTTCTCCATATCCGACGACTGGATTTAGTTTGCATCCGGCATTTTATCAACGTGGACATTCAGCCAGTCCTGTAGATCAGGTTTACGTCGGGGCATATACCGCCGGTGCAAATGGTGGGACCACTACCACAAACGGGACGTCGAACTGTCTGACTGCAACCGATTGGACTGGGTTAAAACTCACCAGCAAATCGGGTGTGAAGAACTTAACCGGGCTAACTGCATCAGGAACACTGGCACAGTTTGAGGCGGCAGGAAACGCAATCGGAACCGGATGGGGTCTTACTAATTTCCATACCTTATGTCTGTTACAACAGTTGTTTTACACTGAGTATGCATCGTTTGACTCTCAAAGCAAGTTAGGACTAGGCAGGACGAATGCAAGCAACACGTCAGCAGCACTTACCGGAACCTATCTCAACCAGGTTGGTGAAGGAGCAGGCACAGATATTCAGTCATTACTTGCAAGCAATGGAACCTATGGAAGCACAGCGAACGATTATCATTCGGTGGTGTGGCGGGGCATAGAAAACCTGTGGGGCAACATCTGGCAGTTTATACCTGGTTATAACACGACTGATACATCTCACAGAATCCTTAACCGTGATGGAACTGGGACGATTGCAGATGTCATGGCGTCAGGATCATATGAGTCGATAACCAGCCCGTTACCGCTCAATGGAGTCGACAATATTTCAGGCACCGATGCAGGAACATACTGTCACGGATATGTATCCGCACTTGCCAGGGACACCGGGAATATTCTTGGTCCTATGTTTGTGCCGGGTGCATTGGCAGGCGCGTCGAATACATACCTGACCGATTACAACTACTCTCATCAATCTGGCATTAGCCAGACGGGTGTCCTGCTGGCCGGTGGTAATTGGATTTGTGGCACGTGGGCGGGGGTCGGTTGCCGTCATGCGCATGATGGGCCCGCGAATGTCGCTGCGAGTATTGGCGGGCGCGTCGAGTTTTTGGGTTAAAATCATGACAAACCATCCAAAATTTTCAGATTTTGCAGTAGGTGAAACAAAACTCGATGGAGAAAAAGTAAAACTGAAAGATATTTTGAATCCACTCGAAGAAGTATTGAGGAAAACACCATGGTAAATAGTAACATTGAACCACAAACCATAACCCCTGATTTCGGGACACTGAAACGCGGCAAACTGGACATACTCGTCAACTGGGGTATTACCAGTGCAACCAAACTGGACGACATGGGCAACGAGTATACTGAATGGCAGTATGAGTCTGTCCGGATCAACTGGGTTCTGCCTGCAGTGTATGAATCAGAAGCGGCGATACAGTCGTATCTGGATGCGAATTACGCGTCAGGAGAGAACATCCTCGGTTGGGCTCAGGCCACAAAAACATCCATTTAAGGTCCACCATGGATGAAACTCCGATTGAAAAGGCTCTGATAATCCTGCCTGTTGGTATTCTGAAGGAATGGGCAGAGTAAAAGCAGATACCGAAAACATTCAGGGATATTTCAAGCATCGATAAATTATCATTCAGTTCTTCTTTTCACTCATTTTAAAACTGTTTTTTACTTGACGATAAATAATAACGTCACCATATAGGTATCCATGCCTAAAGATGCTGGAAATGAACCGGACGGCGATCCAGGTGTTCAGGCCCACGAGACCATTATTCAGCAACTGAACCGGATGATAGGAGACGACTATTTCCCGGTAGACTCTTTTGAGAACGCTTCTGATTGGGATACCGTGCCGATCATTTTCGCACAGGATCACCCAGACCTGGAAGCATATGATAAAGATCCGGCTGCTGAACTTGCTCGGATAGCCACAGAGACAGGTAGGCGGGCAGAAGTTGTTGGGACGCCGACAAACACCCGCATCGAGACGAAAGGACGACCACGGCTGATGAGCGATCTGAATTGGAACGCTGATCCGGATGTACAGAAGTTGTATGATGAAGGAAAACTCGGAATATCAACCGGGTTCTGGGCGAACACAGCAGAGAACCGGTTGGATGGATACGTAAAACCGCATCATATTCTGCTCTTCGAGGAAGACGAAACAAACCAACCCAGGGATAAGGGCGTTGTGGTTCTGAACAAGGAGAACGGTATGAAAGCGTTCACCAACGAAGGGAAAGTCCTGTCCGGCAAAAACCAAACCAGACTGAATGAGATCTTCGCGTCTCTAAAGTCATTTATTGAAGATATCACCGGCGGGGCTTCAGAACCTGAAACGGTTACGAATATTGAACCGGTTAAAGAAGAGATCCAAGAACCGGAACAAAAGAAGAATATGTCTGAAGATATCATTGCGTCAAAAGACGCCGAGATCGCAGAACTCAAGGCACTTCTTCAGAAAGAACAGGACGACAAAAAGATCCTGTCTGATAAGATCGCTGAAATAGAGTCTGCAAGTAAAGAAGCCGCATGGCAGGCGTTGAAGAACAAACTCCCTCCGGGTATGGTTCACAAGGCAGAAGACGAAAAGGCAACCCGCGAACTTTTCGAGAGTGATCCGGTTGCGTTTACTAATAAGCTGCTCGAGATCAAGGCGGAAACCAAAGGCCAGAGCGGCCAGCAGTTTGTGAATAAGGCAGAGGACAACCCGGACGACCCGATCGCTCTCGGAAGAGAGTTGCGGATGTCAACCGGGAGGATGAGATAATATGGCAGTATCAACAATTGCAGGTATTGAAGATGGCGGGGTTAAACTCACGTGCATCCTGTATGAAGGGGTTGCAACCGTCACCAGTAACGTACTGGGTCCGGACGGATACACCGACAAAGGGATCACCTTTGCATCAGGGCTGTATAAGGATCAATGGGTAAACCTGGACGTTCAGTCAGACAACACGTACGCAGCTACCCAGGGGCTTCCTGTCGTTAAGGCGATGACAAACGGATCGCTTCTGGTTGGTAAGATCATAACCGAACCTCAGATCGTTGTCGCCCCGTCAACTACCCCCACCGCAACCTGGGCTGCACATCTGACAGGCAAGTACTATCGGGTTGCAACCGTCTGGTTCCCAACCGTCACCGGTATCGCAAAGGCCGTTCTCGTTGGCGCTTCAACCGCTAACGTCGTACCAGGCGTGGAAGGTAATTTAGAACTCGATGCGTCAGCATCCAACGCGCTTGCAGCAGCCGGATCACCTGACACCCTGTCAGTATTCGATGTTGCAAACAGCGGGCTTGCAGCCTTCTCATTCCATTACGTGGCGTCTGGTTCTGCTACTGTGAGTATTCTCGTTGGATTCACCGGCGGGGCTGTGCTGATCGGCACATAAGGAGGTATAAGAAATGGTACAAGTATCAGGCACTAATGCACGGTTCCTTCAAACCCCCGTCGTTCTTTCTGAAGTCATGCGGGTAATGGAACCGGAACTGAAATTCATAGATCTCATTCCGTTTGTTGACACTGGCGGGCAGCCTGTAGTTTATGGCGTCAAGAACAGCAGAAGTTCAGACGCTAAGAAGCAGGTTCCCCGGATGACTACCCCATCCAGCAGGTTTGCAGAGGTTCAGATCACCCGGCTGACAAAAGAGACTGCGATCACCAAAACCGAGGGGCTTTCCATCCGGTTTGACTCATCCGCTCTGAAACTTCCGGCAGGCCGGGATATGATCATGGACGGATTATCAACCGTCGGGTATTGGGTAGCTGAGTACATGAATTCCAGCATCTACTCAACCCTGGACGCAGGTTCAACCGATTCAGGTATCACCCTGACCGCTGCCTGGTCAGCAGCAACCGCAGCACCGATGACCGATATGCTGAACTTCAAGAACGCCATGAAGCGGGAAGGATATCCATATAGGCTCACCGATGCATTCGTTCACACCAACAACCTGAACGAGATGGAAGGGTTCTTACTCGGTTCCGAGATCCCGGCATACCGGGAAGCCGTAACTAGCAATACCTACCAGGACGCGATCGCTCTGCCGATGGAAGGAAAGCCGATCTTACACGGCTGCTTCTCGGGCGTGACTGACGGTGATATCCTGGGTATTGACCGGCGGAACCCTGCCGCAGCTCTGTACTACAACAACGATCCGGACTACGGAACCCCCGAAACCGTCACATACGAAACCGTTGTGAACGGGCAGACTACCACGAAGACGGTGCGAAACTTCGGGCTTTCCGCTCATCAGTATTTCGAGGACGACACACATGATACCGTTGTGCAGATCTGGTTAGATACTGTCTGTAAGGTAAAGGACGCTTACGGTATTCTTTCAGAAGATGGGCTTTAAAACCCGTCTCTTTTTGGACTAAACTCTAGTACATCACATCAAGGGTAAAAACATGACGTATACAGCCAAAACAGCAAAACAACTTCGCCAGGAAAAAGGGACGCTGCTTGAGAAGGTGGCTTCCGAGTTGTCAAGTATCCAGACCGAGATCACAAGAACAAACTCACAGTTCGCGGTTCTGACTGCCGGAACAACTACCCTGGCAACTACAGGAATAGATCTTGCAAGTGGTTCTGACATTACCCAATACGGGGTATTCTTCGCACCTACTGATATCACAGTCGTTACCCTGCACTATTACCTGACTGAGGCCTATGTAAAAGAGAGTACAACCGACGCAAAGATCGAACTGTATAATGATGCAAGCAGTCCGGCAAAGATATTTGGTAAAACCCTTACCGCAGCAGGCGAAGCGGTCAAGTATCATGGTGAGATCTCACCCGAGAGCGGGAAAGCCGCGATCACCGCAGGCACCAGACTCGATCTTAAAGCTGTCAATACCGGCAGTTCTTCAGGAACCGGACATGCTATTGTGATCCTGGAATACGTGGAGACGTAATCATGGCGAACTGCAATGTCGATGTATACCTGACGTTGGCGGCATTCATCGCAGCAGTAGAAGCCCTGGATGATACCAAGTATCTTGATGCATTCACCTATCAGGAACCTGGAACAACTCTCGAAAAGATAGTGCTGGTAAGTAAAACATGAGTGTCACCTATTCGTTAGTTGCTATCGCGTCACGGGGTGATTATGTCCCTACCGGTGAAAGCGACACAACGTATACCGCACTCAAGGCAGTAGCAGCCGCCAGGCTTGAGACTGACGCACCGGCAGGGATGAACGCAACCCTGTATGACTGGTGCCACGCTCTGATGATAACTCATCTGGCGTTAGCTGATGCAACTGCCGGATACAAGTCGTATTCAACCGAAGGGCTTTCCATCAGTCAGGATCCGGGGCAGACGATCTTCCTGCTCGAATACAAACAGATCATCGAAAGTCAGGTATCCACTTCCGGAACTTCTTCCGAAGAAGAGACAGATTATACCAGGGCTGACGCAAACATGCCAGACTTTCATCTCGATCAGGCTGATGTTCCAACATTCTATTCAGAGGTATAATGCCATATCCAAAGTCTTTGCTGGTTCATTCGTGCAACATTGAGAGCGGATCTACCGGCGGGACTGCGGATGCCTGGAACATAACAACCGGCACAAAGTCATATTCAACGGTTTCATGTCGGTTCGTCATGCAGAAAGGAAACATTCAGCATTCTGACTCGGGGCATCAGCCGGTAAGGACGTTAGGGGTTGTTCTGCCTGCCGGAACGTCAATAACCGAAGGAAAAGAGTTGGTAGGATTATCAACCGGATACACAAAGACGTACCGGATAAAAGGCGTTCCGAGACCTGCAATTCTGAAGAATGCGACAGTATCGCATATTCTCTGTGATCTTGAGGTGGTTGGGTGACAGATGCAGCAGCAGCAGTAACTATCACTGGCATGGATGAGTTACAGAGAAAACTGGTTGCTCTGGGTGCCAACCTGACGGAAGAACTCACGAAAGCCGGCAAGAAAGCCATGCGGCTGAATGTTGAGGCTGCTGCGAAGGAAAAGGCACGAGAGCACAACGACAACGGAATCCTTACCGCATCAATCAACACTCAGGACGTGTTTGAGAACGGGGCGTCGATTATCAAAACCGGGTCTTCAGAGAAACATGCAGCTTATCTCGAATACGGTACCGGGCTGTATGCAACCGGACCGGGGGGAAGCCAGGCCAAAAAGATCCCGTGGCTCTGGAAAGTAGAGTCTCGGAAATGGGCTGCTATCTTCGGCATCGAGCGGGGTGACTCGGTGATCTGGTATGGTTCCCATCCGCACCCGTTCCTTCGCCCGGCATTTGACGAGAACAAGGATCAGGTAATGGAAGACGTGCAGGCCGAACTAAAAGCAGCAATCGCGAGGTATAGCAAATGATAACCGCTATGGTTCGATCCAAACTCGCGAATACGTCAGCCATCACCGCTCTCGTATCAACCAGGATCTACGTGGACGCCCTGCCCACTAACCCAGCCCTGCCAGCGATCACGGTTCATCCGGTTTCAAGGGTGCCTGACAAGTCTGCTAACAAAGGATGGGAAGCCAGGGTGCAGATATCCTGCTGGTCAAACCCGGCAGTAGTTGACGGGATACGATCACCAAGCCAGGTGGAAACCGTTGCAGCGGCGGTTATCGCTGCACTTCACAAACCACGGTTGAACATGACGCCGGAACGGTGGACCGTAAGCACAACTTCCTATGATATCGTTTCCCGAACCGTCACCGGCGGAACGAGAACGATAGAGGATCCATCCGGCTGGTATCATGTTCCCGTGGACGTTTCGATAGTTTACAGAGAGGTATAACAAATGACAGATGTTACCGCATCGGACCTCAGCAGAGGCCCGGAAGTAAAATGGTATGGTGGCGCCGTTGCTGCATCTGAAACCAAAACGATAGATGCAAGCATGGTATCTGCCGGTGGGTTCGCCCTTGCAAAGACCGCTGATTATGGTATGTGCGTTGTTGTCGTCAACAATGTTCAGACAGCATATACCGGGTTTCAGACAGATGCAACCACGCCAGCAACAGAAACCAGCGGGATAGACTTTATCAAGTATTCAGGGATTACTCTCGCTGATGTCGTTGATGTGTATTACATCGACACCGATACCACCGGGCTTACTCATGTTGCTTCAGCCCAGGACTTTAAGACCAGTTCCAAAGCTTCAACCGAAAAGCAGGCGGTACACGGTCAGACGAACAAGATCACGATCACCGGAACAACTGAACACTCTGGATCGTTCTCACAGCTTCAGATGACTTCTGCACTTAAGACGATCTTCGTGGGTGCCAGGACGGTTGGACCGAAGGCCGGCGAATACATCTGGTCAAACAAGATCACCGGATTTAAGGATAGTATCTGTCTTGTCGGTAAGAAACTGGACGCTTCCGGAAATGTGGTTCACAAGTGGGGTTGCATTGACGTATCGTTCAGCGGGCATGACCAGGACTTCCCGACCGAAGGAACCTATACCGATTCGTTCACGATTGATATTGGGTATCTGATCGAGTGGGAAGGATCCAGTTCATAGGGTTGATAGATCTTGGTGCTCAAGCAGATAGATAACCCTGAAATATCATCCAATTTTCAGAGCAGGATGATGAATAATGCGAGAGATCAGCGTGAGTTCTCAAACATTGCACAGCGCCTGATGCGGCGGGCACACGCTGAAATTATCATTGTTCCCCTGGATGGCGGGCTGGAAATAGAAGTGTATGTTCCGACAGACTCTGAAGTTATTGAACTCTTAAAACTACAGGCAGATATCTACCGGGCAGGAATGTCGTTTCAGTCTGGCGGGCAGGACATAGACACACTCGGCACCGAGGTAGATATGGTAGCAGAGGGATATGATCGGCTGAACCGGTTACTGGGTAAGATCTGTGTGGATCCGTCTCTATCATACGAGTTCTTCGCGTCAGGGCAGATATCAACCAGGGATAAAACTGCTATCATTACCGGGGTTATTTCCAATATCAACGAAAAGCGAGAGATGGTAAGCAGATTTCGCTAAAAGCAATCCTGGGAAATGGTTATACTACATCTGTGAAAAACTTGGAAAATTCCCGCACGAGTTGGAAACGTGCAGCGAAGAAGAGATAATTTTCCTTTACTCGGCGATGATTGAGATTTACGGAGAGAAGAAATAATGGAAGGCAGCCTGGCTGAATTGTTTGTTATTCTTCGCCTCAAAGATGAGGTGAGCGGAACCCTGGGCGAATCTACTAGTAAAATGAAAACCGCCCTTGGAGCTGTTGTAGATGCTGGGGCAGGGCTGTCTGTCATTTCAACTCAGTTGCAGGGACCTCTTGATACCTATAATGAGTTATCTTCAGCAGCCGGAACTCTGGCAGAACAGACCGGTCTGCCGAAAGAGGCAATGGAAGAACTTATCCGCTCTATGACATCTGCGGATACTCCTATGTCTGAAGCTGCGGCAATGCTGACTGAGCTTGGGCGGTCTGGAATAACTTCTAAAGATCAATTAAAAGAGGTTGGGTCTGCCATTGATACCCTGGCGGATGCAACGGGGAAAAGTGCAGATGGACTTGCACAAACACTTGTACCTGCATTTGCCGCTCTTGGTGATGGCGTTGATAAAATACCCGGAAAGATCGATCCACTTGCAACCCTGTTTAAAGAAACAAAATTAAATGTGGATGACTTTGCCCAGGCGGCAAAATTGGTTGGCCCGTCATTTAAGGACGCCGGTATCTCCTCTGATGATTTCGCGAAGACACTTGGGATATTAGCAGATAAGGGGATTACTGGACGGCGAGCGATATCTGAATTGAAAGGTGCGCTTGATGAGTCAAACGACACGAATAAAGACGGGAAAATATCAACCGAAGAACTCACCAAAGCGTTAAGCATATCGAAGGATGAATGGGCTACAATATCCGAAAAGGTAGAAAGTTCTGCTGGAAAGGCTGATAAATATGCACAGATAGCGAATGATGCAGTACCAACGCAGGAAAAGTTCAATAATCAACTAAGTGTATTTTCATCATATCTAGGCGAAGTTGTAAAACCGTTCGGTGATGTTGTGGGGTCGATGTCAGGCTGGGGGATGTTTTACCCGCCATTGGTGGGGGGGTTACCACCTTGGAAGGAATCGGGGAGGCATTAAAGATAATCTCATCTGGTGGAATAGTTACCGGTCTTGGTAGTGTTGTTAGTGGGATGGGGGGTATGGGGGGAGTAATTTCAACGTCCTTACTTCCCGCACTTATCCCATTTTTACCCCTTATTGTGGGGCTCGGGATCGGGCTTGCTGCCATTTGGGCGCTGAATGAACTTGGCGTTTTCAAATGGATCATGGAACAGGGGGCAGCATTCGCAGACTGGCTCAAAACATTCGATATTGGGAAAGCGTTCCAGGGGATTTTAGACTTTTTCACGAACTTACCGCAAACCATCATGAACGCTCTCGGCGGTTCTGGTGGAATAGGCATCGCTGAAATTATTGTGGGTATTATCTTCCCGCCTGCCGGTATCCTGATGTTACTGAACCAGTTTTTTCCACAGATCGGGGATTGGTTTGCAGACATCGGAAACAAAATATTGTCATTCATTACCAGCATTGACCCGGTAAATATCGTGCTCGGAATAGTCGGGGCGATATTTCCACCTGCAAAAATCCTAGCAGAAATGGGTGTTGGGCTTGATGACGTTCTTAAATTCTTTTCAGAGATACCGGGGAAAGTTCTTACTGCTGTTTCGAGCATCGATCCAAATACAATTGTTTCCATCATCCTGGGCGTAATATTCCCTCCCACTCTGATCCTGTCCGCTCTCGGGGTTAATTGGTTAGACGTTGCAAAATGGTTTACCGAGTTGCCTGGGAAAGTGCTAGAAACGATCACCGGGGCAGCGATAGCAGCAGCTGATTTTGTCAATGCCATGTTCCCGATAGGTGACATTCTAAATGCACTTATCGATGGATTCACCCAAATATTAGAAGGGGTTTTGGAGTTCATTACCGGGTTTATTGATTATTTTGTAGAACTTGACGGAAAGATAAAAGAGATATTTATCGGTCTTCTCACAGCAGGATTAAAGTTCCTTACAGACCTGCTCGCAGGGTTTACTGATTGGGCTGTAAATACGCTCGGGGTTGTTACTCAGTGGATCTCTGATGTCACAACCGGATTTGTCGAGTTCTATACAGATATCCTGGCAAAACTGGCAGAATGGATAACCGGATTTACCGATTCTGTAGTTACATTCTTCGCTGATATCATTACCAAACTCACCGAATGGATAACCGGATTTACCGATTCTGTAGTTACATTCTTCGCTGATATCATTACCAAACTCACCGAATGGATAACCGGGTTCACATCTGCCGTTGTTGACTTTTTCGCAGATATCATTGATAAGTTAGCAACCTGGATAACTGACTATACAACGGCGATGGTTGATTTCTTCGCAGATATTCTCACGAAATTAGCAGACTGGATTATTGAGTTTGTGCGGTCTGTTGTTGATTTCTTCGCTGAAATAATTACCAACCTGGTAAACTTTGTCGCAAACTTTACCGCTTCGATCGTGGCGTTCTTCGCTGACATCCTGGGGAAACTCACCGAATGGGCAACCGGAATAGTTGCAGGGTTCCTGCAATGTTTCACAGATGCAGCGGCCGCTGTTGTAAAACCACTTCAGGATCTGTATAATACGATCTACAATTCCCTTACAAGTGTCTGGAATTTCGTTAAAGGCATCTGGGATAATGTGGTAAAGGCATTCAATGACATTTGGAGTAGGATCCCATTCATCGGCAGCCAGGCAGGCGTATCCGGTTCATACGCAACCGGCACAAACTACGTTCCTGAAACCGGGATCTATATGCTCCATGAGGGTGAGGCAGTTATACCGGCGGCCCAAAATAATGGAAGTGTAGGCACAGGAGGGAGCACCATAATACAAAACTATAGCGGGGATATTGTTTTGCCTAATGTAACCAACTATGATGAGTTCCGGGCATCCATGGCCCGTGATATGCGTATGGACAGAACGTTTAGGGGTGTATCATGATAGTTACAGACGCGGGCTTGGCATACTTCGCGAAGTTTTTCAACGACCAGGAAACCACTGCGATTATCAATAAGATCCGGATAGGGAGCAGTCAGACGGCAGAGGCTGCATCTCAGACAGATCTCGTAACAAAATATACGGATCTTGGATTTCAGGAGGCAACCGCTTCAACAATAGAGTATGCAGACGGTAAACTCCACCTTCAAAAGGTTTTTACAAATGGGGCAACCGTGGACAGGGAAGTATGGGAGGTTGGGGCGTTTACAAGTGCAGGAGACTGTATTTGCAGGCACGTTTATCTGCCTTATGAGGTTGCAAATAACAATACCGTATCACCTGGACAAACAATAACGATTGATATTTATATTGAGTTAATACCAGATGATGATATAACGTATACACTCACAGAAACCGGATCTCCTGTAACTCATGAATACCTACTAGAAGGATCGATTGTGGTGTCTGCAACAATTGGGGAAGATCCTATTGATCCGTCTGCATATACATGCGAGCGTGGGAAAATCTGTTTTAATGGGATTGTTTTACCTAATGCATCCCCACCGGTTGTTACCGAATCAAGAGGCGGGAAAATCTGGAATATCAAATGCGCAACTCAGGACTATACACAGGTGACTAGGCTGGTTACTAAACAGGGGCTGGTTAATGTTGGGGTCAGTGTTACCGGGTACCAGTATGCAACCAGCCTGCAAAGGTATGGAACCCTTAAAATATGGGACAAAACAAACCAGACCCACACGTCATACAACAACTGTCTAATTTCTGGTCCGGTGAACGTTGATACGTTCGGGCTCTGGTATTTGTTCGATTTGACAATTATACAGTCGTATTATGGAGACCTGTAAATGACAGCAACATGGCACCAGGACGGAATTGATTTATTTTTAAAAATGACTGCCGGGCTTGAAACAATATCTCATTATGGTGTAAATATGAGTCTGTACTATACAGACGCGGATTTCTCCTGGCCGGACTATTTGGATGATTGGACCTCTCGGTCTGACAATGCCGTCACTATTTCGCGGATCCCGCTGTGTTCAACTGAGGGAACTGTTACATCAATGCGGGGGGCTATGGGAAACACATCTGGCGGCTGGTCCACAACAGAATATTTTATAGAAAAAACGGGGCTGGCAAACGCTGTAGCGGTGGGTGAAACAGCAAAGCCAAAAGTGATAATAGAGTTCACACGATGACATCCGTTTCAGTTTATGCAGCTGGCTCGTATCTGGTGGCGTTTAACTCTGCATCTATAAAACGCAGCGCTTCAACCCTCATAACAACTGCACAGATACAGGCCCCCCTGGATATATTATCAAACATTCAGGCGGATGATGAGGTGGCTATTGAGGTTGATAGAGTCGTGTTATTTCATGGCATGGCGGCTGATTGGACACTTAACTATTCAGGGGGTAACACTTCGATTTCAATTCCATGCGTAGATTACACCTACAAACTCTCTCATACGGTGGTTCATCCAACTGATGTAACCACATACGCAGCAGATACCGATATAGGGGCCGTGGTTTATGCCTTGTTGGCAGATACCGGGATAGACAGGAGCCATATTAACCAGTCAACCGGGTTAACCCTTGCTGAAGATCTTGAAGTGGGGCCGGGAGAGATGCGCCTGACGGTGCTTCAGACTCTGGCAGCAAACAATAATTGCATGTTTTATCTGTCGTATGGGAAAATAGGAGCAACATACAAAACCTATGGAGAGTTTGACACCTATGATAACATGGAGGCCGCCGGAGATTTCGCGACTGAACACACCATTACTGACGCAAACACACCCATATTTACCCTCTCAATAAAGAACCAGCCGGATAATGTTTGTACCAGAGTAATTGCTATCAGGGATAATGCAGGGGTGCAGGAGATAGGGGTGGCGACAACTGGATCCGCTCCATACACGGATAAGGTTGTGGCGGTTAATGTCAACGATGCCACGGATATTGATACCCTTGCAGCCTCTTTACTCACAAACTACAGGAGGGGGATAGCAAAGTTAGATTTATCTTTCCGTAACCTGGCGGTGTCCCTGTTCAATGTGGTTGACTTATCAGCCGTGTGTGCGGTGCTTGGGGTTACGTTGCCTCTTATGGAGTTCAGGGTAACGGATTTAGACTACTCTATTTCAGCCTCGGGTATTATTACCAAAACAACCGGGATTGATCCGGAGGCTGAGCTCTGGGAGAGAACAGTGAGAGAACAGGCAGGAGAACAGACGGTGGCTAATGTGGTTCAGGCTGAGGCAGAATACCAGGCCGAAGAGGCTAAACCTGTGTATGCCGAGGTGATCGGGTAATGGCATCAGGCGGGCCATACACACGTAGGATTCGATACTCTGACGGAAGAGAAGAAACGATCACCGTTCCTGTACCGTTTGAACCCGGGGCGATTATAACTGTGGTTAAGAAAAAAGACGGGTCGGTAGTGGTTGCCCTGGCTGAATGATATGACAACGTACACAACAAAATTACAGTATTCAGATGGCAGGATGGAAACCGTTGTATTACCGTCATCATTTGAAACCGGGGACATACTTGCAATTACTCATCTTAAAAATGGAAGCGTTGTTGCGCAGAGAGTTACGCCAAAAAGCGGGGATAATCGTGCAGTACAGATATGGTATGGGCCAATCCCTGCAAATTATACGGTTGCATATAAATTTTATGTGAAGCGATATATTTCACAGGGCGAATCTGCAAAATTATATTATGAGCATGGAACCGCAACGCTTCGGTATGGCCCATATTTTACATACTCAAATTCTTCAGATTGGAGTGATACAGGAAATGTTACATATTATTCCATTAATTCAACACAGTTACATTTTTTCATGTTTTACGTAACCGGGTTACTCCCAGGTGATTATGTTCGGATTGATGTTGTTACCTATTCAGGGACTGATTGGCCGAACATTCCCACCCCAGATAGTTCATTTGAATCTGGGAAATTTGGAGACGGAACAACTAAATGGAAAAGTTTGACTGAAGACGAATTCACGCGATCATTTAGACCAGCATTCAGTAGTTTAAATAATGCCAGGATCATTTCATCAGATGCATATGCCGGAACTCATTGTTTAGAGTTTTATGGGTAGTCTAATTTCGTAACCTGCACCCTGCTGCCGATCCAGTCCTTCGGGACTGATACCCCCCCGGTGTTCCCCTGCTGTCTGACCGTTGCCTCTACCGTTTCCCGTCCCTGGTCATCCTGGGTGACGGGGTTTTTCCGTGGTCTGTGTGCTGGTTTTTCCACCTCTCTCACCAATCGACCCCGAAAACTTCGCGATTTTCCCAATCCTCTTTTTCCTGTCTTGCAATTCGATCTTCCCATTCCTCATATGAACGGTCCATGTTTTTCACTCCTAAAAGGGGTTAGTTCCCCCTCTCTGCATACCAGTCCCGGATCTCTTCGATCTCTTCGATCTTGTCTGCGGTTTCTCCAACAAGGCATCTTCCATGTTTGTCCATCGCCCATATCGGATATGCTTCTAATCCGGCCGGGATTGCTTCAGTCGGAAGATCCGAGTAATCGATCCGGTCGCTCATACTCTGCGGGATCTGTCCGAGTATGTCCAGAAGATCCCGGATGTTCTCATGGTCCCAAGCATCGATCCGCTCTTTTAAGTTCTGAAAGTGCTCGTATTCGTCGTATTCTGGTGCGGTTTCATCATCAGTCAGTAACCAGTTTCCGGTTGTTTCATCAATAACATAGTGTTCCATTTTCTTTCACCTCGTAGTTTTACTACATACTATACTTGGTTTACCAAGTATATAATGCTTGTTACAAGTGCCCAAAACGGTAAACCCCCTAACACCACGCACCAGGATATAAAGACAGTTTTAACGTATCACAAACCAATCTTCTTTTCCATGTCTTACCAATCTGGCATGAACGCATACAAGACAGGGAATTACCAGCAGGCGATAGATGCGTTTCACTCGGTTATTGAGTCGGATGAGCAGAATCACAAAGCCTGGAACGCCCTGGGCGTGCAGCGGAAACAGTGTTCACCGGCCCCCTCACGCGGCAGGTGCCCGCGTTAGTATTATGCCGGCTGGGGTAACAGTTGGTAGTATGTCATATTCTGCAGGTATGGACGCATTCAAAGCCGGCAACTACCAGGCGGCTGCTGAATTGTTGCTCAATCGATCCGGGTGACTCTGACCCGGTGGCCGATCCATGATGCCGGGACGTAAACCCTTCCCGTGTTGCTTTGGGCCATTGCTACGGCCTCAACATATTCGTTGCCGTTTTCATCCTCCTGCACTGGGTTTTTCCGGGGTCGTCCCATTGGTTTTTCAGATGTCATGATTTTCCTTGAAAAAAAATAATTCACAATTGTTAAGATAGATTTATTTCTTTAATTTGTCCTCTTTTTCCGATTTCTCTTTCAGAATTTGCTCCATTATAGGATCTGTAACGGTTGCAATCTCTTTTTCTTCTTCCGTCAGTGGTTCCTTAATTAAATCTTCAAATCTCATTTTTACACCTTAAAAAATTAGATTTTGTCCATAAAGGAGAGTTTTTCAGTTGCTCCCTCATAATCATCATCTGTCCAGGTTGCTGATCCGATGTCGTTTTCGGTTCCAATCCGATACATTACATGATTATTTTCGATTTCTACTTCTGTAATGAGATTCGGATTTTCCTCAAACAATTCAAGGGTTACAGGATCAGCATCAAAGTAACGGGTTGATTCTTCAAAATTTAATTCAATTCTCATTATTTCCACTCCCAAAAAGATTTACCAGGTTTTTACCTGGATTACTTCTACTACATCCTTCATCATCTGGAGCCAGTCTTTGTATGACATGGTTGCCTTGTGTATCTGGTAGTGCTCCTGGAGGTCGCGCATTGTGTATCCCTTTGCTTCGTACTTCTTGATCATGGTCTTGGTGCTCATTCTTGCAGTTTTTAAAACTTCAATTTTTGTTGTCATCTCTCTCACCTGTGTATACTAATACTTACACTCGCAAGTATATAATAATTACTAATAACAATTGTGAACTTTCAAGATCAGTAAAAAATCAAATGGCAGAATGAAGAGTTTGCAATATTCACATTGTGAAGATCAAAACTGTGCAGCGGGAACAGTGTTCACCGGCCCCCTCACGCGGCAGGTGCCCGCGTCAGTATTATGCCGGCTGGGGTAACAGTTGGTAGTATGTCATCTGCCAACAACTACGGGCGATCTGTTCTAATACAAATTTTACTGTCTTTTCCCAGGTCAAACACCGGAAGAACTTCTCATCCTGCTTCTGATCCGGTTCAGGCTCAAACAACGTAAGCTGAGTCATTCCCGATCACTCCCGATCCACTGGCATTCCGCCGGTATGTTCTCCCAGGTTTTGATCTGGATTTCGTTCATTCCGCCCTGGTAATGGATGACGACACAGGAACAGGAACCACAAGAGAGATATTCTTCGGTCATATTTTCCCGCACATCCTTTTGTGGTTCGCTCCATATTTCAACAGTATCAGGTTTTTGATATTGTTCCATTGGTTTGGGTTCTCCATACTCGGAGCAAACAGGGATTTGTCATCGACGTAAATATCCGCAGAAATCTTCCGGCAATCAGTCCTGTATTTACAGATCAATTCCAGGCAGTTTTCATTACAGTGGTTGATTTTTAGATCGTTTAGGTAAATCCAACGCACCATGTCACATTCCTGATTTCGTGCCCGGCATGAGTTGATAATGATACAATACCCGGCATCATACAGATCATTTATCGCGTCGATTGCACCGGGATACGGTTCACCGATATCTGGATATGCATCTCGTACAATCGTGCCGTCGAAGTCTATAGATACGATTGGCATTATTCGCTCCCTGGTTTGTGAAGGGAGAGAACCCATTCAAGCGCCTTAACCTTGCTTTCATTAATTACATATCGAACGCCATTATTTGATTTCATCAAGGCGATATGCCCAAGGATTTCATTCTCTATCGCGTCTTTCAGCCATTCCGGCAACTCATCGGGATTCCCGATAGGTTCAGATCGACTATTCCATGCGGCGATTGCTTCTGCTTGTACCAGCATCGATCCAGTTCTCATCTCACAATTAGAACACCGAACGTAACCCAGTCGAACAGATTGCGGAGATTGATGAATTTCTTGTATCCATAACGCACTATTTCCACAATGAGCACAAGGCTTGAGTTCTTCAGTCATTCTTTCCCATCCCCTGGGTAATCACAGTCTAACAAGGTTAAATCGGGTGTATGGCGTCGGTAAAACCTGCAATCGTAACAATCGTGTATATTTTTGATTGGATCTCTGTGATCTTGTTCTTCCCAAGGGCATCGAACAGTTTTTGAGATTAATAACCGCCGCGTTCTCCAATAATTATTTGATTCGGGTCTCCACGGCTGAAGCCACCAGCGTGACTCTGGAAATGGATTGTATCCACAGTGGGGGCAAACATTAATGCGGTTTTCCATCTCGGACCAATACGAAGACCCGGATTTAAATTTATCAATTTGATTTGTATAATGGAGCGGGTAAAACCAAACATAACCGCATTCATTACAATTAAACCGGTTCATGGCTGCTGCTCCAATTGAATCGGTTCCTTGTATTTACACATCATCTGTGATTTTTCTTCTCCGTGTTCCGTATATGTAAAAGGACAATAGTTGTCAGAGTCTTCTGCGTATCCAAATATCCTGCACAATCCCATATATGGAGATTTGTTATAATGATAACAACACGTTATTTTCTGCCTGATGGTCATTCCTGCTGCTCCTGCTTGTTGAAATGGTTAACGCATTCTCGCATTTCTTGTACTGATATTCGCATTTTACAGGATTTTGATGGGCGGTGTCTAATATTCTCTCTACCCAAATTTAGATCAGAATAGTCGTAACAACACCAGTGCCCGTTTCTCTCATCCCACCGATAAAAAATGCATCCGTCACCGTCAACTGCACATGGTTTTGTCATTCGTTCGCTGGCTGGCGGGATTGTCATTCGATGCGACCTCCAGTTACTATAGCAACTTCTTCAAGTGGACACCAATCCGGTATTGGATAGTATGCTTGTTTGTTTTCGTCAGGTTTACTCTCCAATTGATACCCGGTTCGGTCACACCGAAGATACATAAAATCAGGTTTACAAAATGTGCATGATTTACAGGTTTCAATCGGAACTAACCGCACAAATTTTACCATCACTCATCACCCCTAATTATCCGCTTGATATACTGAGCATACTCTTTTTCGTTCTCTTTGGTAATTTCTTCACCATATCTATACGATTCCCCGTCACATCCTACTAATTTGTGATATTTTCCTGTTGCGGGGTTAATGAGCATTTCCATTGATAAAATCATCGTATAGCACAGATGCACCGAGTCACAATCCTCACAATCTGACATCACTCATCACCCCTGATAACGAGAATCGTATCTGGATAAAACCCGTGAGCACAATCAATTATCTCGTCATTCTCATTTGTTATGTATGCTTCATATGATGAATTCTCAATAGTTGAGACGGTTCTCACACCATCCCGGCTTGCCAGTTCGTTGACTAGGTCAGCGGTTGAATACAAACACAGCGGATTCAAACATTTATTGACGTGCTCAATATCCGCCTTTAGTTCGTCTTCAGTTCTGTTACCTATCATTTTAAAACCTCCAATATCCATGCAGCGGGCATTCTAGTAGTATAGTCAACATCTTTGTATCCTATAGCAATGCTGCATTGTTGGCCCTCTTCAACCTCATACACAGTAGTTTCGTCTCGTGATGTCAGTTCATTGACTAATAAATCTGTAGAGATTGTAGTCATATCAACTAAATGACCATCAACTGCAATGCAATACCGGGTTTGCACTGTGTATACATCATCGCTCATGGTATCAGCCTGCACCCTTCAACATCCCCGACCAACTGCCACGAATTATTGTTAAATATCAGCCTACAATACCCGGAATGATAAAACTCGCGGGATTCTCCGAAATATCCTTCATGGGGTTGAATTACTTGGGTACGTTCTGGAATCCATGCCATACACCGATCTTTCTGGCAAACTACAGGAGAAAATTTAAATTTTGAATTACCGTCATCATCGACATAACAGATCTGATGCCTGCTCATAATCGGGCAGATTTTCTCTTCTTCGCTCATTTCATCACCATACTTACAAAGACAATAATACTGCCAAACACCATTCCTAAAAAGAAATATGCCTGATTCCAATTTGATTGAACATCTCTCAAGTGTTTTGCCTTTTGTATTGCATACTCGAAAGACTCTTCATCGACAACCGCTTTGATTCCTATCTCAAATTTATCTTCACTCATTTCTCTTTCCACCATTCACTCCTGCACGTCCAACACACATCAGTGGTTTCATTCATGGTATCATCCCTTTAATGTCTTTTAAAGTGTATTTTATCATCAAATAGAAACGGTATGCCCATATTTTCCAAATGATTTTCTTATATTGAAACAGATAGTGGCTATCTGTATGTAAAGGTAATTCTCCGACAAATTTTGCGGTTGAAACCATATATGCGAGACTCCAATTTGGTATTTTTGTCATGGTATCAACCTACACCCCATTACTTTATGTTCATAAACTTCGTGTTTAATGTCTTTTGCTACAAACTTCTCCACACATCCCCATGCCATACACCGTTCACCTTCACATGGATGAGATTTTTCAGGAATTTCATCAAATCTATATTGTCCATCTCCAATGTATACAACATCAGTTCGTGCTGGACTAAACATAAATGGACAGATTTTTTCTTCGTTTGTCATTTTTTCCACCACTGATTTCTACAAATCCATACAACATTTCCAACCCGTACCCCGCCGGTTTTATCCGGTTTTGCGTGGGTCCTGGCTTCCGGGGCATGGCACCGGGAACCCTGGAACTTATCCCATTCGGTATAACCTTCCCACAGCCGGTTTACTTCATGCAACCGGTGATACCCGCAATTCGAGCAACTTTTCATACGTCCACCCGGTTCAGGTGGTAACGGCTCACCGTTGCCCCGGATTGGTTCATATACTTCGATTCCTGCCGGTTCCCGTAGGGTATTGCAGATTTTTCAGTCTTAACAAAAACAAGCTGAGCGATCCGCATACCTGCATACAGTTTAACCGGTGATGGGTGTTTGTTGGTAATTTCAAGCGTTATCGTTCCGCAAAACCCCGCGTCAACAAACCCGCCGGTACAATGGATCTCTATACCGAGTCTGGCAAGGCTCGATTTCCCGTTCAGGATTCCAACGATATTAGCAGGTAAGCAGATCATTTCCCTGGTTTCTGCGAGAATAAACCCGCCGGATTCCAACCAGATTTCGTCTGATTTTACTTCTTGAAACGCAAACCGGATAGATTTCTCATTTAGCGGATCTATCCCGGCAGTTTCACGGGACACCTGGAAACTCTTGGAAAGTTTAAGATCGTATGAGTTTGGATTGATGCTTGATGGATCAAATGGGGAGATTGAGATCTTGCCTAGACGGTTGTAGGCATGGATCTTACTGTCAACTAGGATCATGCTGTAACCCCATAATCAAATAATGACTGATCTATCCTGCTGGTCGTATTCAATAATTTCAAACGGGGTCGAATAACCCGATTAAACAGCCCTGCCATTATTTGAGATTTCTGTACAACATGGCCATTTACATATCCTGAAAATCCATCTTCGGAAGAATATACCAGGACAGGACATCTTAGGTTGATTACATCAGACCAACTTATTACTTTAAACCCTGCCTGGCCTATGCAATGTTCTCCAGTATGTTGATCTTTGGCCACATTTGAGGCTGCAATTTCAATTATATCAACATCTCTTGCAACGGCAAAACTGAGCAGAGGGATGCTTTCAATCTGTTCTATTGTTCTGCATCCAACTGGATTAAATTTAAAATATGCCTGACAAACCAGATGGGGGGCGAAATAGCCTTTAAACCGGGCATGGTATCGCTTAAACAACTCACTATAATATCCAGAGTCTCTGCGTGATCTTACGGTGAATGTGCTCCAATTTTTATTATATTGAGTTCTGTTAGATAATCCCATGACCTCTGTATCTGTGCAAATTGCGTAGTCTACACCTGATCGTATATCCAATGCACGAGCCAGCGGGGTATCAATCCCCTCGACGGGGATAATGTGAACATTAAGATAGGCCTCTAAAAGATGTTGAATGCGTCCAGTAAACAGAATTTCGCTATATCGTTGATCCCTATCGGTTTCAGCACTCACTCAAAACACCCCGGCGAGAATGAGCGATCTGAATCATTTCAGAATTCTTATCACAACCGAATGCAACCCTGTTTAGTTTTGTTGCTGCTAGAATGAACGTCCCTGTACCAGCAAACGGATCAATTACAAAATCCCCTTCTTTGGTGGAGTGTCGGATTAGCCGTTCTGCAAGTTCATCCGGTTTCTGCCAGGCGTGCCATCTCTCATATGTGCCATGTCTGTTATCTGGTGCATTGATGTCCTGAACGCTGAATTGTTCAGTCATTATAGGGCAATTTAACTCTGGTGCATCAATCCCCTTATAGTACAGAATAGCCTGCCAGTTCAGTTTATACTGGTCTTTTGGTGATGGTCCTAAGGTGTTTCTGTATGTCCATACCAACACCTGACAGAGTTCAAGATGACCAGGATCTATGTTCAGATATGCTTTCAGTTCTTCAGGATAGGCACCAATACAAACATATGCTCTTCCGGTAGATTTCACCCGATTTAATGCAACAGGGAGCCACGAATTAGCAAACTCTTCGATGTTTTCGACATCGGTTGCATACGGAGGATCTGTAATGAGAAGATCTGCATCTTCTGGGAGATTTTTGAGCCATTCTACACAATCCCCGTGATGTATTGATAATTCGACATCCGTTTTGATTGCAGCTTCTTCAGCCTCTTTCTTTGCCTCTTCAAGATCAATCTTATTGGATGCTTCTTTTACGTTTGTGCATTCCCCTGATAATACACGGTTTATTACTGCCTTTTGTTTCTCTATGGGCTGCTCAGCAAGTTTTACTATGTCCTGTTTGCTTGCTTTTATCTCCCCAGTGAGTATTTTCGTTTTTATTGAGTTATCTTCTCCAGGTTCAATTGATTCAGTGATATCATCATCAATTACTGATGTTAGAGCATCAACTGCATCAGCGTATTTTTCGGCACGTTTTACGGTTTCCCTGCTTACGTTGTTTTCTTCTGCGAGTTGTTCTGACGTTTTTATCAAGTGCTCATTTTGAGCACTTGATTTTGCATCATCGCTTTTTCTATCCCCACCATGCCGTTTCTTACGATGACGATACTGACAACCAAGGACGTATGTTCTCTTTTCATCGGTTAAATTGCGTTTGGATAACTGGTTCTGATATATCCAGTCAATTACGTCATCCCGGTCATCAAAATCAAGTTCAATTATCTGAAATTGAATCCAGTGTTTCTTACAGATTTCATATCGGTTGTGGCCGTCGATCAGTATTAAGACTTCTAATACTGGAGCAATACCATATCCACACGGGCATTCCCATCTCCCATCTCCCATTACCCATTCATCAGGGGGGACATAGTCATGTGAGAACTTGCAGGATTCTTCTTTACAATATCCATATGCAGGATTATCAGCCATTGCCGATGGAGTTTCGTAATGTCTCCATACAACCAGGGCATCCCGGCACCCCTCATTTAGAATAGATTGTTCAAGTCCTGTGCGTTCCTCTTGTAACAACGGGGGAATCAGGGATTTGAACTCTGGATCAATGGTGAGAATGGGCAACTGATTTGAGTCAGTAGTTTCAAAACTCAAACGATCACCTTCTCTTTCTTGGAATTGCTGATCGACCCTGTCTCGTTGGTTGGTGCCTGGGACAGGGAATCTTTTTCTGAAAAACCACAGCGACGGCAGACTAGCCCCCGCTTTCTCGTTACATAAACAAAAGCGCTGCCACAATTAGGGCATGATGGTGCTGAAAACATACAAGTAATGATATCTCATTACTGTATATTAAATATGTGTGAGAGTTATGATATCTAATAACCTGGATGGATCATTACCCCAATCTGAAACGTCGATCAAATGCCTGAAATGAGTGGAAATAATGGCCTGAACGTCTTCGCGCAACATAGCCGCGTTTAAGTCAGAAAAGAGTTGCATAATTCACATGAACCCCCAAACATGATAAATGCCTACATGCAGGGGGTGAAAGTGAAATTACGATTTGATGTTCTTGAATGCTTCTAATACTTGTTGTTGGAACAGTTTTGATAATAATTCCTGTCCTTGTTGGGTCCCAAAAAAAGAAATTATTTCAGCGGGTAGATAATCGCGTACTTCTTTTTTGCTGAAATATTCTATAACTGCTGCTTCGCAGAAACCACTAACTGACGCGAATTTTTCAGCCTTGACGAGTTCTTCTATTTTTTTTAGAATACTCATCAGCGATCTTAAAACAGATCTGTGTTTTCACAACCATAATTTCCCCGTCTATAATGAGAAAATAGTCTCACGCACACATAAAACTATTTGAATAGTATATATCAGTAGCATAATTTATATGTCATTAAGTGTAATGATATCTCATGGCAACCGCCACAAGCACATGTCCGGAGAGAACCACCGTACGCTTATCCCCATATTACAGGGGATTGGCTGAAAAACTGGTGCCGGAGTACTACACTACCCTTAATGCAGCCGTATGCGCTGGCATTGAGAAAGAAGCAAAATCTAAAGGACTGATAACAAATGAGTGAAAAAACAAACGAAGCCCGGAACATGGACGGAACCGCCAAGAACCACCAGAACCGGGATAATACACAGTATTGTCTTTCGTACTGCTTAACACTGTCGGAAACCAGCCTGGGTATCTTTTCACGAATGGATAAGAACACCCCGAGCAACGAACTCACGATCCGGGGGTGGGCCTGATGCTGCTGGTTCCAGAGTCTATTTTTAAAGCAGCCATTGAGCGGTTTGGGAAAGAACGAATTAAGAAACTCGAAGAACTCGGCGAACTCGTAGTCATCCGGGGGAGATCTGAATGAGCACCGTGCAGGAACACCTGGAAATTCAGAAGATGTGCCATACCTTTTGTTACGCTGGCAGGTCCGGACACTGTGCAACGGCAGGCCAGGATAACAGGCACACCCGAGACTGTCTCTATCAGTTCAGGAAGGAACTGGGGGCGATCTAAATGGCAACCGATCAGGCACATGAAGAACTGATCGCAGCAGTTCAGGAAAAGGCCGCTGCATTTGGCAACCCTGGATGCTATCCTACAATGTGCGGTATTCTTGAGTCGATGCTTCTAACAGAGCGACAACAGCACCAGAAAGAGATCCGGGCACTCAAGGAAGAGAAGAACCCGGATCCGCGGTTGGAAGATATCGCTCAGGTTGTAAGGACCTACACCCTGGATACTTCCGATGATAGAGACGATCTCATTGCATACCTTCAGAAACAGATCCGGGAACTGGAAGATCTCGAACTGGAAGAAGGCGGGATCTCGTTTGAAGATCTCGCGTACGAGACCGAGAGAGATATGCGTATGGGGCTGGTGTGAATGGCTCAATCTATCCTTTTCACCCCGGCCAGCGAGTTACCCAGGGAAGAATATCTTGTTAAAGAATCGCTGAAAAATGCCTTCACGTATCAAACCAAGGCCGAAGATATCCAGAAAGAGATCGACAAGTCCATAGCAGAACTTGAAAAAGAACTTGCACCGCTCAGGGATGATATCAAATCCCTGTTAGAAGCACGGGACAGGATCATAGAAGATCACTTACTGTCTGATGTCAAGCAGGAAGGGGCGTTTTTCGTAGAAGAGTATGCAAAGCCCCGCCAGGTGATAGATGCGGATCTATTTGCAGAAAAATACCCTGAAGAGTTTGATATCCTGGTTAGGAAACATGCAGCCCGGAAGTTCAAACCAACGAAGGATGATGCTGCTTTCGTTCTGACCAGTTATCAGATAGAAAAGATCTGCAAGCCACAAGGCACGAGCAAATACCGGGTAGGTTGGGATATACGTACCGGGATGCCAGAGAAGGCCGGAACGGTGGAACCATGAGCCATACCGGCGAAGTGCGAAGGATGGACCGGGGAACCCTGATCCTTTCGCTGGATGGCAAGCGGTATAAGCTGAGGACAGTGGATATCAAGAACGTCATATCCGAAAGCCAACCGGCCGCACAGGTTTGGGAAATGGTGATCTGAATGGCAGCCAACGGTTATGACGGCCCACTCAGGTTGTCAGGTAAAATCGCCCAGATCACCCAAAGCCCGATCTATCTCAAATGTCAGTTCACCAAGAAGGCAGACAATTCACAGTATGAGAAATACTGGCTTGAACAGCATATGGACTCGCCAGCCATTCAGAAGATAATCGGGGCGACATTCAAAGTAGGCGATGAGATCACCGTCACTATTGACACTCATCACTCATTTGGAGGAGGGATCCAACTTCTGAAGGACTTTGCACCCAAAGCCCAGGGAGGAAACGGGTTTTTTAAGTCGTCTTATAATCCAGAAGCAGAGAAGCGGAAACAAGAGAGTATAGAGCGACAGAACGCACGGGGGATCGCTAAGGATATCCTTGCTATTTGTTTTGAACAATATCCGATAGCAGCAAAACCGGAGAACCTGGAGAACGCCCTGATACTGTTCCCTCAGCTCATGGAGCAAGTAAAGAAGGGAGAGCGGATCCTGTTAGGTGGGGAGTGAGATATGATAGGAAGCATATGTACACTTCAAAAAAGATCTTCTTTCTTTCTTCTTTCAAGCATATGTACATGTATATGTACTGTATGTACACTTGGTACTAGCTATAGTATAGTATATATTCCTCTTGTCTTTAACAACTGTAAAAAGGCGATCTAAATGGCTTATCCTAGAAAATATCTGGATAGGCTCACCACCGCTGTAAATATTGAAAGAAAGAAAAAAGAACTCCTGGATCTTCTTAAAATTGAACTCACATACGCGGTAAATTTTGGTGCTGATGTTCTGATCTCTGATGCTATCCAGAGAGGGAAAAACATATGCCCAGAAGCTCTTGTTCTGTATAAAGATCTGAACGAAATACAGAACACTGAAATTAAAGAGTATATCAGACTTCAGAAAGAAGCCGAATCAGTATTAACAACCATCCGGAATGAAGTAAAATTACAGGAAAAACCAAAGACCCTGAACGAATTCTTCAATGAAAATATCCTTGCAGTATTTCCGCCTGAAAAGTTCAAAATTTACGAGAAATACATTTTTGATGCAGTAGCTGAACAAGATCAGAGACTGGCAATTCAGGAACTTTTAAACGAAGCCGGGGTTTTGAACGGACAGAAAACCAGTTCAACAAGTCATAGTATTATCGAGGTATACAACTGGCTTATTGAAGTCAGGAGGGGCGCAAATTGAATTTTGCAGATGCATGTGCCCCAATGCCTGAAACATCGGGCGTAAACATAGTAGATCGTGATGCCCTGTGGTATGATCTCTTAACCAACCACCCGATGCTGAAAAGCGAAGTATCGAAACTATCGCGAGAGTATCCGAAGAAGCGATCGTTAAACCTTGACTATAAGGCCATAGAAGCGTGGGGGCTGGCAGGGCTATCAGTAGCAGATGAAGTATTGGACAACCCACTTAAAACATCAAAGGATGTTTCTGATTGTATCGTATACCGGAACCTGATATCAGGATACAAGAAGTACAACATACCGATCCATGTTCGGTTCTTCAACCTTCCGAGAAGAACATCAATCCCAGACATCAGAGAAAACCTGCATGTAGGAAAACTGGTATCCATCGAGGGTATAGTCAGAAAGTCGTCTGAAGTACGATCCCGGATAACTAATGCGGTGTTCAGGTGCAGGGCAGGACATAGAACCACAAGAACCCAGGGACCAGGCCCGATCCGGTTCCCTCAGGAATGTTCAGCCGATGGATGTACACAAACCAGGCTTGAGTTTCAGGAAGAGTTCTCACAGTATGTAGACACACAGCGGGTAAAAATTCAGGAAAGCCCGGAAGGTGCAGGGGCAGGATCAAGCCTAGAAACCATTGACTGTCAGATATCTGATGATATATGCGGCATTATCCAAGCAGGTGATCGGGTAGTCATCAACGGGATAGTGAAGCGGTTTCAACGGGGGCAGAGCACAACCTTTGATCGATACCTTGAAGCGGTGTCAGTAGAAGTGCAGGAAAAAGAGTTTGGTGAGATAACCATCTCTGATGAAGACGAACAGAAGATCCACGAATTATCAAAAGAAAAAGACATTTTTATCAGGTTCTTTCGTTCCATCTCACCGAGCATTTACGGTATGGATGATATCAAAAAAGCAATTGTTCTTCAGATGTTCGGGGGCGTTCCTAAAAATCTGCCTGATGGGTCACGGTTACGGGGCGACATTCACGTTTTACTCATCGGTGATCCTGGATCCGGGAAGTCTCAGATTATTCGATACGTAACCAAGATCGCCCCCCGTTCAATATTCACCAGTGGAAAAAGTAGCTCATCAGCAGGACTCACGGCATCAGCGGTAAAGGATGAGTTTGATGGCCGGTGGACCCTGGAAGCGGGTGCAATGGTTTTAGCAGATATGGGTGTTTTAGCCCTGGATGAGATCGACAAAATGAACCCATCTGACAGGTCATCACTTCATGAAGCAATGGAACAGCAATCTCTTTCTATTGCCAAAGCGGGGATATGTGCAACTCTTTTTACCCGGACTTCAGTACTCGCAGCAGCAAACCCGAAATTGGGACGGTTTGATGACTATCTACCCATCGCAGAACAGATCAACATGCCCCCGTCGCTTCTTTCCCGGTTTGATCTGATCTATCTCGTATCCGATAAGCCAGACACTACCAAGGATACAGAACTCGCACATCATATCTTAACCGCTCATGCAACAGGAACCGAGATCCTAAAGGCAGAGCATGAAGGACGGGATCCGACATTCACTGAAGAATTGATCCTTCCCTTAATTGAACCGGTTCTGATGCGGAAGTATATCGCATATGCAAAGCGGATCATCCCGGTTTTAACGACAGAAGCACGGTTAAAACTTCAGGGATACTTTGTATCTGTTCGTTCTGAAGTAAAGGGGAATGATAAACCCGTCCCGATAACGGCCCGACAGATAGAGGCACTTATCCGACTTGCTGAAGCATCAGCACGGGTACGACTATCTGAAACCGTTGATGAGAGAGATGCAGAACTCGTTATTCATATTGTAGATTCTTGCTTGCGAAAAGTAGCGTATGATCCGAAAACCGGGTTTTTAGACTCTGATAGGTGGGGTGGCGACAAACCAAAAAGCACCAGAGATCTTATCAGAGAGTTTGACAGAACCTATGATTCCCTGGCAGATATCGAGGGATGGGCTGAAGAGTCTGCGATTTTCGAGTCTCTTTTAAAGTCAGGCCATGCCAGAAGCGACATTGATAAAATAATATCTGAAAAACGCCGCCAAGAGTTCAAAGAGAAAAAGGGGCGTATTCAGAGGGTGGTTTGAAATGTTCGCAGCCATCCCAGACGAGATCGACGGGTTCACCCGTTACTCATCCTGTATCCGCAAGTCCGGCAGGTATGCAACCGAAGACGAAGCCCGGTTACATATCCACAACCTGAGAAGAGCAGGCGAAACAAAACCCTTGCATCCTTACTTTTGCCCGTTCTGTTTCCACTGGCACGTAGGCGGATGCAGTTCTGAACAGGACGAAACAAACGTCCGCTTTTTTGAAGGTTTACCATACGTCAGAGATTCAACCCAGAGATCCTGGGAAGATGCAAAAAGGCATTGCAACATGCTCACGAGAAAGGGGTATCTGGTTAGAACCCGCCGGATAACCGGCAAAACTCACCGAAGATATCAGATTTACAAATACAAGAAGGAGATCCAGACATGACAAAATACACGTGCTCAAACTGTAACCCGGACGGCATAAACTCACCCTGCATCCTGGAAGTAGAAGGATCCGACGACTCCCCCGCATACTGCCCATACCGGTATGACATGGACGATACCGCCGAATGGAAACGGATTGCACCACTACAAGCCCTTGAATCAGAAGACATCATTCAGAACTACACGCTAAAAGCCCGCATGATGACTATAAACGATAAATCAGACGTGAACGAAGCAATCCAGAAACTATCAGACTGCATAACCGATCTGGTATCCGTAGAATGGCCGGAAGACATCGAACTGAAAAGCCGGTTTAAGGTGACAGCATGATGAGCAAACAGGGTTGCGACGCTTTACACGCGATCTATCAACTGAAAGGAAATGAAGAATTCACGTCTGATGAACTACCGGCCGATATCCGAAAATACATCGGCAGCATGAGCAAGGGCAGCACTTTAAAATCAAGAATCAGCAAGGAAACGAAGCAGAAAACATACACGATCACCCCGGACGGGATGTATTACCTCATAAAATATGCAGGAGTCTAAACCATGGAAAAATTACACATCTTACACCGATATTCAGAGCATCAGGCGCTTATCAGTCTTGGTCACTCGTACACCATTCCTAGCCGGATCACCAAGCGGGAAATGATCGAACTGCTGGATGAGTTTGGAGATGATGAAGTCCTGAACCTCGCCCAGGGCGACTTTTCCGGCCGCCCTATCCTCATCCGGCCCGCCAACTATCGGAAGGAAAACCCGGAATGGATCGCGTACATGCGGGACGAGGTGAAGGCGTGATCACCCGGTACGTGAATACAGTTCCATCTCGGATGAAACAGTTATCGATAGATGACACGGCCGTTTTATGGGATTTGTGGCACAAAGTAGGGGAAAAATGTTTTACTTTTCTGGATGTCAAAACCACCGTACCGAGTCAGGCGTATATGGGGAAACTGAAAGACCGCGAGATCATCGTCAAACGTGGGAAACACCTCAACGGGCGCCACTACATCAACATCTGGCAGATTCGATCAGACGTTGCAGATAGGTTGAGACTCACCGAAGCCGATTACGTTACGCCGTTAGCGGAGATGCAGGCGTGATACCGGTTACTCTCGTATCTCTCGGAAGAGAGGACACTTTTTCAGTTTCACTCAAGGCCATCAGAGCCATTGAGGATATCGCCCGCTCATCTGGGATCTCAAGCCCAGGGTGTAAAGTTGCCTGGAGACAGGGAGGGCGAAATATCACAATAGATGGTTGCAACATTCACGCGATAGAACAGATCCGGAAACTTCAGACCGGGGGGCATTTTGTATGATATCCTGTCCAGGCTGTAAGCATTTGGGAGACTATCCCGGTATGGTTGTCAGATGGTGTGAAGCAATGACACCCGGAAAAATAAATCTGCATTATCCGAACCCCATACCCGCTTGCCCGCGACTACCAGAAGAACCGCCGGAACCCCAAACGGAGATGAGTCTTGGATGGTAAGAGAAACAAACCGACTGAACGTCATACGGGCAGAATACCGGGAAGCCCTGATAGGCATATACAAACTGGTAGGCCCTGGCAAATTCATTTATTCATTCGTTGCCAGAACCATGGATATTCACCCGCAAAACATAGGCGGAATGGCAAAAATGGGGTATTTTGTCGATTGTGGACGGGTTAACAATATGGTAGCCACCAAGGCATGGAGG